GTCAAGCACCTAGTCGGACTCACCATCGCAATAGTCCCTGACAACGACACGGTGGGCTGGGAGTACGCAAGGAAGGCAGTTGCAGCGCTCAAGTCGGTTACAAAAAGTATCCGAGTGGTGGACCTCCAGCTCGACGAGATCAACGAGGACGCATACGAGTTTGTCTACAAGTATGGCGGTGACAAGGACAGGCTGGTTGACCTGACAAAAGCCACGCAAGCAATACAAAGTGAACTGGATGTAACGACTCCTGCAAGATTGATTGGCGTTGTGGAGACACCAGTATCGGAAGAGTTGGAGCTGCCACAGCAATCACTACAACGCGAAGGATTCAAGCTCGAAGCGTGGGACGACATCGAGGACGAACCAGTTGAGTGGCTGGTGCAAGGCGTTATCCCGCAGAAGTCCTTTGTGGCTTTATATGCACCGCCAGCTAGTTTCAAGTCATTCATTGCCTTGGACATAGCGGAGTGCATTGCGACTGGACGGGCTTTCCTTGGCAATGAGATCACTAGACGCGGTGCAGTCCTGTACATCGCAGGTGAGGGTCATGGCGGTATCGGAACGCGCATTAAGGCGCTGAAGACGCATCACAAGACACCAGTTGGAGCGCCAGTCTATTTCCTCAGACGGCAGGTCAACTTGCGCAGCTCGAAGACAGACTTCCAAGACCTAGTGAACGCAATAGACGACTTGAAGGCTATGAACGAGATCAACTTCGAGATGATCATCATCGATACCTTGGCTAGAGCATTTGGCGGTGGTAACGAGAACGCAAGTGAGGACATGGGTGCATTCATTACTGCTGCTGGCGCTATACAAGGTCGGTATGAGTGTGGCTTGCTGGTAGTTCATCACGCTGGCAAGGACGCAACCAAGGGACTTAGAGGACACAGCTCACTACTCGGAGCAGTGGACACAGAGCTGGAGATCATCAGGATCGAAGGCGCTCAACCGCCAAAGGGAATCTTGCACATCTCCAAGCAGAAGGACGGGGAAGACGGGCAGAGGATCGGGTTCAAGATGGTGGAGGTCAGTTCCAGCAGCTTAAACATTGCGCAGGGCGAAGAGACATCCAGTCTGGCGGTTGAGGTAGACGAGGAGATGGACACAACGCAAAAAGCCACAAAAGAAAAGAACAAGAACGGTCTGGATCGCACAGGAAATGGTCCTAATCAAACCCTTGCATTGACCTGTCTGCATGAAGCAATTAAGAAATTTGGCGAGATGAAGTTGGTCGATGGTATGCGCAACAAGTGCATAACGATCGATCAATGGATGGCTGAATTCAAGAAAAGAAAGGGGTCAGGAATCAAAGAAAAGTCCTTTGAGAAGGCTTGGGAGAGGGTTCAAGAGGACTTGACAGACATGAACAAAGTAGTAATAAGTGACACATTGTGCTGGGCGTTTTATCCAGAGGATAACCCCATAAATTCATCAAAAGCAAATGTCGTATCAATCAATAAGTAAGTTGAGACAAATGGGACAAATGGTGGACAAATGGGAGACATTTGTAACTCCATTTGTACATGAAATTGCGACAGACAAATGGTGTGTGTGTATGTAATACACACCATCTGTCGCAACTGTAATGTGTCGGTGTCTGTATTTTTTAAGATTGGAGATGGAGATGGTTAAGAAGAGTTTGAGTAAAGCATTTGGTGGTCTAAAACAACCAGATTTCCCTATGAATACTTTTGAGGTATTTATGAATTCGAGGTTGATTGAGCTGTCTGTGGTCAAGCGTGAGCACGAAAAGCGTTGGGGCATCAATCGCTTGATCGAGTTGGTGGACTCAGAGTTTCGGATCAAGGTGTGGCGACAGGCTGAGAGAGTGTTCGAGGCTTCGGTGTCCAGAGATGAGGTGAAGTTGGATCGAGCTGTCGGTGGAATGATCAAGGCTTATGCAGCTCTTGAAGCGTGGGCGGTTGAGAACGGTGTGCCTGAGATGCCAGCGATAGTTGCAGTCGAGCATGAGATGCAGGACGGGTCGGTGATGGTGGTCGTTGGGAATCATCACGACGCGACGCTTTACCAGCAGTTCAGACCCGATGTGCAGAATCGTCACATCTGGACGATGGAAGAGCTGGAGTTGATCATGGACTCGCCAGTCATCAAGGACACGATGAAGATCAAAGCGCTGATGCCTTGTGCAGCAATGGTCAGACTGGACAAGGATGCGAAGGAGTTTCCACTTGGCGGTGCGACAGGCTTTGATGATGTCAAGTCGGACGAGCTGGAGGCTTCGTCGTTGCCAAAGGTATTCGATACCAGCAAGATGCGTAAAAATACGGCTAACAGGGCTTTAGAGGAGATTTAGATGGCTGGAAACAAAAAGAAGGTTCACGACATTGCGTTGCTCAACACGCTGCCGATTGAGCAGATCACCAATATGTTTGAGGCGGGAATGAGCGAGACGAGGATATGTGTGGCGCTCGGTGTCAGCAAGAAGGCGCTGACCGAATGGATGGACTCACCAGCGCAAGAAGGCTTCTTGTCTCGCGTGCGTGCGCGAGCAGCCGATCATATCGTAGGTCAGATGATTGAGATCGCAGACGATACAGACATTGAGGAGGTCAACAAGGCGCGTCTGCGCGTCCAGACGAGGCAATGGGTAGCAGAGCGCTGGAATCCTGCTTCATACGCGCAGAACAAGATGCCATCGGTGCAGGTCAACTTGTCGGGGATGCGACTGGACGCATTGCGACGCATTGAGGTGGTCGAGGACATATCCACAGAGAAGTTGCCATAGTTATCCACATTGGTGTGGAAACTGACGAAGTTATGCACATTTATGCTTACAAACCTGTGGATAACAGCAAAATAACTTTACATAATGAACATAGTGTAAAGCAGGTGTAGAGATTAGTATTCATTTCTGGCTGTTATCTGCTGATTGATTCGGGTTTACCCCCCCTTCGATCTGCGCGACGGGTGGCGCTGAAACTGCACCCCGACAGTTACCGACCTAACACCCCCCACACCCCCCTCCCCACACCGCCACTCACCCACAAAAAAATAAAAAAATCAAGGCACAATCCTGACATGACGACAGAATCAACTGCACCAGAAAAAAAGAAACTACACCCCGATGTGGTGGCAAAGATAGACCGCATCCAAGACAAGAGGGAAGACGAACTCAGCAAGAATCCCTTTGTTGCGTTCACCATACGCTACAAAAACAACCCCACGCTCTTCGTCAGGGAAGTCCTCAAGGCGAACCCCGACACTTGGCAAGAGACCTTCCTAATGCACATTGCAAAGGGCAACCGCAGAATATCGGTCAGATCAGGTCATGGCGTAGGTAAGTCCACAGCAGCGAGCTGGGCGATCATCTGGTACTTACTGCTCAGATACCCCGTCAAGGTTGTCGTCACCGCCCCAACCAGCAGCCAGTTATACGACGCGCTCTTTGCGGAACTAAAGCGCTGGGTCAAAGAATTACCCGAAACGCTAAGGGATATGCTCGAAGTCAAGCAGGACAGGATCGAGGTCAAGGAAGCAGCGACAGAGGCTTTCGTGTCCGCAAGGACATCAAGGGCAGAGCAACCAGAAGCCCTGCAAGGTGTCCACAGCGAGAATGTGATGCTGGTGGCTGACGAGGCATCTGGCATCCCAGAGGCTGTCTTCGAGGCTGCTGCTGGCTCGATGTCTGGACACAATGCCGTGACCCTACTGCTGGGCAACCCTGTACGCTCTAGCGGATTCTTCTACGACACCCAGAACCGACTGGCGAACGATTGGGTGACGATGAAAGTCTCTTGCGTTGACTCTCCAAGGGTCAGCGATGCCTATGTCGAAGAGATGAAGGCGCGGTACGGTGAGGAATCCAATGCCTACCGTATCCGCGTACTGGGCGAGTTTCCAAGGTCAGACGACGACACCATCATCCCGATGGAACTGCTGGAGCTGGCAAAGCACAGGGATGTTGAGACATCTCAGCACGCCAAACTGATCTGGGGTCTGGATGTCGCACGCTTTGGTGGCGACAGGTCGGCACTCTCGAAGAGACAGGGCAACGCGCTCATAGAACCCACAAAGACTTGGAAGAATCTGGACTTGATGCAGTTAACTGGTGCAGTCGTCGCAGAGTGGGAAGCGTTACCGCCAAGCCAGAGACCACACGAGATCATGGTGGACTCGATTGGTCTTGGCGCTGGAGTTGTTGATCGGTTGCGAGAACTCGGTCTTCCCGCTAGAGGCATCAATGTCTCAGAGTCCCCAGCGATGGGGACAACTTACAGGAATCTAAGGGCAGAGCTTTGGTACAAGGCAAAGGCATGGTTTGAGGCGCGTGACTGTCGTATCCCCAATGACGAGGAGCTGGTGGCTGAACTGGCGACTGTCAGGTACTTCTTTAGCAGCTCAGGAAAGATGCAGGTCGAGGGCAAGGACGACATCAGAAAGCGTGGCTTGAAGTCCCCCGACAAGGCTGACTCCTTTGTATTGACCTTTGCGTCTGACGCTGCCGTCTCGATGTTTGGTGCGAATACGAGCCAGAAATGGTCTCAGCCGTTGAAAAGAAACCTGTCAAGGGTTGCATAATTCGGGTATCTAAATCAAGGAGTTATTGACATGATGAAGAAGACAAAGACAGAGAAGAAAATCTCTAAGGTTTACAACGAATTCAAGGCAGGTAAGCTGCACTCAGGCAAGGGCGGTCCAGTCGTCAAGAGCAAGGCTCAAGGCTTGGCTATTGCTTTGTCCTCTGCTGGCGTGAAGCAGAAAAAGGGGAAGATGTAAATGGCTACCTCATACCCAAAGAGCTTACAAGGCGCAATGGATCAGATGATGTCTGACAGCGACACCAGCGAGTGTCCAGCACCCACGCAAGACATCACTCTGAATCTGAAGAATCGCGCCAAGGCGATCACAACTGCGAAGTACGGTCCTGAGAATCCAGCGCTACCTAACGAGGCATTCTGGAGACGCAAGTCAGATACTTGGGATGTGTCGATTGACGACGCGAAGAAGTCTCTTTGCGGAAACTGCGCAGCGTTCAATGTCTCAGAAGACATCAAAGAGTGCATCGCACAAGGCATCGGAAATGAAGCAGACCCGTGGGGAACTATCAAACTCGCTGATCTCGGCTACTGCGAGATATTCGACTTCAAGTGTGCAGCGTCTAGAACCTGTGATGCTTGGGTCGTGGGTGGTCCAAATACTGGCGAAGCCAAGGACGAGGACATGGAAGAAGGCGAAGACTACGAGGAAAAATCATGAAAGCAGGTCTCTACGCAAATATCAATGCCAAGCAAAAGCGCATCGCTGCTGGCTCTGGCGAGAAGATGAACAAGGTCGGCTCTAAGGCTGCACCGTCTGCTGCCGACTTTAAGCAAGCAGCCAAAACCGCGAAGAAGCCGAAGGCTAAGAAGTGAGCGCAGCTTGGCAGAGGAAAGAGGGCAAGTCACCAACTGGTGGCTTGAACGCTAAAGGTCGTGCCTCTGCGAAAGCCGAAGGCATGAACCTCAAGCCCCCTGTCAAGTCTGGAGATAACCCAAGGCGTGCGAGCTTTCTTGCACGCATGGCGGGTAACGCTGGACCAGAGTACAAGGACGGTGAAAAGACCCGTCTTCTCTTGAGTCTCAACGCATGGGGCGCTAGTTCAAAGGCAGATGCCAAAAAGAAGGCAAAAGCGATCACAGCGAGAAACAAGGCAAAGTGATCCCGATCTGCATATCGACGGTAAACGGCAAAGGTTTGCCAGTTCTGCTTGAGTCAATCAAGCAATACGCACCAGAGGCGTTTGTTTACTTGCGTGGCACAGAGAGAGTCGTCTCTGGTTTTAAGAACGCAAGGCTTATCTTTGGCGAACCCCGTAACTTTGGCGACGATTACAACGAAGTAATCGACGACGCTCTGAAGTACGCACAAGCGTGCATTGTCTGCAATGACGATGTGGTGCTGACACCGACAAGCTACCAGCGACTCTTGGAAGATGTGGAAGTGATCCGCGAGCTGGAGGTCAATGTCGGCTGGGTGGGTGCAAGAAGTGACTATGTAAGACCTTCTCAAAACATTCGCTACAACCCCGATGGCGATCACCTAGAGATGTGCAGGTTCAAGTCTGAGCAGTTCATTCGCCACGCCAACAACATTGCACCCATCTTTGCGTACATAAGTCGGGACGCATGGCATCACGGCAGATTCCCCCCAATCAACTGGTTTTCTGACGATGTGAGCTGCGCAGACCTTAGCAATCAGGGCTACGAGCACTTTGTCTCTAGCGCCTATGTCCATCATGTCGGCAGCCAGACAACTGGCGACAACTCAAAACAACTAACTGCCGAGGCGATGCCTTGGGTAAAAGAGCACCGTCCACAGTATGCACAACGATTCTTTGGTACTTAACTTAGGCTCTGGTAAGGACTTTCGAGACGACTGCATCAACGCAGATATTCAGTTGCGCGTCAAGCACGACTGGTTACTCGACATCTGCAATGTGCCTTGGGGCGATGCGATCTCCACAAGGCTTGGCGACTTCGATGTCAAAGAGGGAATGTTTGACGCAATACTGGCGAATGATGTGCTTGAGCACCTGCCTGATCTGGTGGGTGCAATGACTAGCTGCAAGAAGTTATTGAAAACTGGTGGCGAGATGCGTATCCATGTGCCGTATGACTTGAGCTATGGCGCGTGGCAAGACCCGACGCACCTCAGAGCATTCAACGAGAAGTCGTGGCTTTATTACACCGACTGGCATTGGTATCTTGGCTGGGAAGATCGGTTTTATGTGACGCACTTGGAATTTAGGTTAAATCCCATCGCACAAGACCTAAAATTGACGCAAGAAGAACTGTTAAGGACTCCGCGAGCTGTGGACTCCATGTATGTCGTATTGCAAAAGGGCAAAAAATGAACATTA